AATCAGAGATGGCATCCTATCTCATGCCCTCGTGGTTCTTGGGCCGTAATCCAAAGTTAAAGATTATTCAAGCCACGATGAATACAGAACTTGCCGTGAGGTTTGGTCGTAAGGTTAGGGACTTGATTGCCGATCCAGTGTACACGGAAGTTTTTCCAGAAACCGATTTGAAGCAAGACAGTCAAGCCGCGGGTCGGTGGGAGACAAGCGCTGGTGGTGAATACTTTGCAGCAGGCGTTGGAGCAGCGATGACTGGTCGTGGTGCAGATTTATTAATTATTGATGATCCACACTCGGAACAAGATGCACTGTCCACGACTGCTTACGATAATACATATGAGTGGTACACATCAGGTCCGAGACAGAGATTACAACCTGGGGGAACCATCATCATTGTGCAGACAAGATGGTCAAAGAAGGATCTGACAGGCAGATTATTACAGGCACAAGCAAAGGATAGTATGGCAGATCAATGGGATATCGTGGAGTTCCCAGCGATTTTACCGAATGATAAATTGTTGTGGCCCGAGTTCTGGAACAAGGACGAGTTGTTAAAGGTCAAGGCATCATTGTCACCTATGAAATGGAACGCACAGTGGCAGCAGAATCCTACATCTGAAGAAACTGCGATGATAAAAAGGGAGTGGTGGACTCCGTGGGAAGAACAAGATGTGCCGAAGTTAGACTATATAATCCAGAGTTATGATACGGCATACTCTAAAAAAGAGACAGCAGACTATAGTGCGATTACGACATGGGGTGTTTTTGAGCCAAAGAAGAACGGCATACAACATTTGATAATGTTAGATGCGAAGAAGGGTCGTTGGAGTTTTCCAGAGTTGAAAGAGATAGCGATAGAAGAGAACGAGTATTGGGAACCCGACATGATGTTGATTGAGGCAAAAGCAAGTGGACAACCCTTGGCGGATGAATTAAGGTTACTTAACCTCCCAGTTCTCACCTTTAGTCCTGGCAGACGAAAGAAGGGTAACTTGGATAAGACTACAAGGATGCACATAGTATCTCCTATTTTCGAATCTGGAAAAGTGTGGTATCCTAGTGGAGAGAAGTTTGCAGAGGATGTAATAGAAGAGGTTGCATCTTTTCCAAACGGAGATCATGATGACTATTGTGATAGTATGACAATGGCGATCATGCGATTTAGACAAGGTGGGTTTATCTCACTGGATGGAGAAGACCAAGGCGAAGACTGGTATCCAAGAAATAAAAGGGAATACTACTAATGACTGGTAAAAAAGGCATGAGGCAAAAAGAGAAAGTCATGTATGACCCTTACAACTTTGCCGCCGTTGTTGAAAGATATAGGGCAGAAGAAAAAACTGCTAAAGAAAAAACAAAACAGTCAAGAGAAGCAGCTGCTAAGTTAAAACTTAAGAAACAAGCGTTGAACAAAGTAAAACAAAATCAACGTAAGATAACTGAAAGAGCGTCAAAAGAGATCAAAAGTGGAGAAAAAAGATTAAAAAAATCCACTAAAAAATTAGAAGAAGTAGGGAAAAAGAAGGTAACTGGACCTTTAGGTGGTGATGTAAAAGTTAAAACTTTATCCAAGATCGGTGGTGCACCAGGCTTGGACAGAGGTATACGAAGCAAGATGTTTATTGGTAAAAAACTCAACATGGGTGGTGTGATGAGAAACCGTGGTGGGACGTTCAAGGGAGTATTTTAATGTCAGATGAAGCAGATAGAATTAGAGCGTATCAAGAACTGGCGAGAAGAGGACAACCAGTTCCAGGCAAAAACTTCGGGAAAGGTGTACCACCGACCAAGGGCCCTTCGAAGAGAAAATTTGTACCAAAGCGTGTACAACCAGTAAAGAAGCAAACTGGTGGTTATACCGTAACCAATCGTTTTTCAAAGATTATGTTACCAGAAAAGAAGAGAACAACTAGGATTACATAATGGCAGAACCATATTTTCCAGGTGGCCCAAGACCACAAAGTTTAGGAAAGACATTAGAGGACTTACAAAGATTCGGTAAGGGGTTACTTGTCGGAGAAACTGCTGATATATTAGGATTACCCGCTGACCTAACTGGTCTTTACTATGATGTAAGATACGGACAGACTCCTCAAGGTATACAAAGTTTAATAGATCGTTTTGGTTCTGAAGCTCTTGCTAAGAGATTCATGGGTAAAGATTTTCCAGAATTTTCGTTTGAAAATTTTGGACAAGACACCGAAGGGGGAATAGAGAGTGCTGGTAGAGCCTTTGCTCCTGGAGCATTGTTAACAAAAGCGATAGCAACTGCAAGATTAGCAGCTAGAATGAACAAATACCCACCAGACAATGGTGGAGGTGGTTATGCACTGGCGACAGTTGGCACTGGTAAAATAAATCCATTGGACGATGTACCAGAGACAACGGCTGAACGTCTTTACATGACACAAGGTCTTCCAGGTGGTGGACAGGCAAAGAAACGAGAGGAGCCGTTCTTTGATGAACTTACCCCAGACCCCGATGCTAGGTTAACTCCAACTGGCTCTGTATTTTCTAATTTACTAAATGAGTTGAGTAAAATAGGTGATGAGCAAGGCAAACTTAGTAGAACAAAACCCAAAGTTAAATTTATGGGTAAAGATAATCGTAACAGACCTATAATAGAAGAAACTGGTGAGTTCGAAACTAAAGGTATAGATTTTACTAAAAAGCCGACTGGTGCAGAATTATTAGCTTATTTTGAAAATAAGTTGACAGGTGATATGGGTAAAAAATTTGGTGGTGAGGGACTAAAAGATTCTGGTGGTAGTGGATTACAGAGTAGATTAGGTAAAGAAGCCGTAGAATCTGGATTGATACGATATCTAGAATTGAACCCAGATGAGGTTATGACAAAAGAAAAAGTCATTAACTTAGCTAGTTTATTTAAACCTGAAATAAAAATGACTTCTTATAGTGTTAACAGACAAGCAGAATTAGGTGGTTTGATAAGAGATTTTGAGACAAGAGTAAGAGGTCTAGCCGATGATGATCCCGTAAGAATTTCACTAACAAATCAACTAGCTCCATTATTGGATGAGATAGAGGAATACAATCGACATAATCCTTGGTCTTTTACAAATGTTCAAAATTTAAAAGTTCAAGATTTGGATAGACCAGGCGGTCGTTTATCTGAACGTAATCAAGATATGGTAAGGAATGATAGTCTTACCTTTTTGTTTTCTGGTGGTGAGGGAGAAAATTTATTATTAGGTAAAAAAGCTGATAGTTCAAGTGCAAATGAAATAGATAAGATGATAGCTGAAGTTGATGATTACTTTAGAGCCATGGGTGAGACAACATCTTTAAAAACTTTATTGCCTGGATCTAGACATGGTTTTGGCATAGATAATTATCAAGGACATATAAGAGCTACTGGCATGGATACCATAGATCCAGCCACTGGTAGAAAATATAAAACACTTTCTATAAATGAGATCCAGTCAAACCAAGCAGGCGAAAAAGGTAAAACAGTTGCCGCACAAGATCCAAAGATTACAAATGAAATTAAAAGACTTCTTGCTAAAAGAGCTAAATTAAATTCTGAAGGTAAGTCTATGCCAGATGCAGAATTAGAACAATTATCAAGACTGGTAACAGCTTCTGGAAGATTAAGAAGCTCATTTGAAAATTTCAATACTTTTTTAAGCGATATAGATGACGGAATACCTTTAGAGGACTTTAAGCCACCAAACGTTATGACAAACAAAAACAGAATGGATGCTTTACAGATTGTGAAAGAAGACAAGAAGTTAGGCACTGGCTTTGTAAATTTAGCAGAAGAAAAAGCAATATTACAAAAACAAGCAGATGACGCAGCGATAATAGCAGATAAAGCAAGAGATGAATTAGTAGGTCTAACTAATTCTGTGACAGATATGAAAAGAGCTTTTTTTGCAACGGATCAAAGATTAAACAGAGATAAACTTCTTCTTAATGATTTTAAAAAAGCCAAGGAACAAATCATTGAAGATATCATGGATATGGATAGTGGGGTTAGTGGAGCCACGGTAATAGATCGTGATGTAGGGATACCTAGATACCTAGCTTCAATGTTTTATAAAAGTAGCAGAGATAGCACAACAAGTGAACATTTATCGAAAGGTAGAGGTTTAGATAATGTTGAGATAGGAAGAATCGTTGGGTCTAGATCTAGTGATTTTGAGAATCAAGCAGATTTTTTAGAGGATATCCGAAAGAAAAGTAAAGCTAAGTACGGAACTCAAGGTGATGTAGATATACTTTCTGAAGTTTTAAGCGATAAAAATACAGAACTTGCTCGTGATTTTAAACTATTTAAGTTTCCTAATGCCGATCCAAATGAGGGAAGAGACGTAATAATAACAGACATAGATATGATGAGAGATTATTACACCGATCTTATGAAAGCCAGAGACGAAGGTACATTTGGTACAATAGGTAGCGAGGCAGAACGAGGTCTTTACGGAAGAATTAAGAAAGACAGAGTTACTTACGAGGATTATATACAATTAAAAAAAATAGCTAATGGCGCTGATTATTTTAAAGATAAAGACAACGCAAGAAAAACTCTAAGATATTTGATGAACGATAGAGAAAGAAAACTTGAAGCTGGTTTAATTAAAACGGAAATTTTCAACAAGGTTATGAATAATCCTAAAGTTACAGAAATTTTTGAATCTGATAACTTAATTGAATTAAAAGATAGACTTGCTGATTTAGATAAAAACCAAGCAAGTATGGACGATATTGCTTATGGTACAGAAAGAAGAAAGATTCTTGATGACATTAAAACAGACTTTGGACTGACAGAAGTAGGATCTGGAGACACTGCTTTTTTTAATTTAGAAATGTTAAAAGGTAGAAGTCCTATAGCAGACGCTTTCGCAAAAGCAGCGGACGAAGTATATGATGAATATAGTAAGACACTTAAAAAAGTGCCAGTATTAACCGATGCTTTTTACAACAGACTTCAACCAAGGAGACCAAAAACAACTGGATCATCAGAGTTAGATCAATCTTTTAGTGCTGCATTTTCTAAATTTTTTAAAGAACCTAAGTTATGGGATGTAAAAGAATTTAACAAAAAATTAACTGATAAAAAAAGAAAAACAGAAACAATAAATTCTGCATTTGATGAATACGTTCAAGAAAATTTTGTAGACTCTTCTACACTCATAGAATCAGCTATAGCAAAAAGAGGCTTGGAGCAGTTTAAAAAAGACAAAGATTTTGTAGAAAAAAGAGTTGCGGCTGCAGAAGTCAATGAACAAGATACAATTAATCAACTAGCAGATTTTAACAGAGAAAAAGATTTTGATAAACTTTTAGAGGATTTAAAAGATAGACTACCAGAAGAGTTAAAAGATACTTTACAAAAAATAATTGAACATGAAAAAACTGTTTTACAAGGAGGCAATAAATTTCAAATGAATGTGCCAGTTTTAGACTATGGTCAGATGACAGAGTTGATGGTTCATAACGTAATCAAGAAAGCAAAAGAGTTAGGTTATGAAAGAGTTGTTTTTCCGTCTATGGAGGCTTATGACGACATGGCACAAAGAGAGTTTCTTCCTAACGGTGTTACTCAAAGAAGAGAGTACGGTGATTTAAGGGACACAAAAGCATACGATTTTGCAATCGGTAAACCTTTAACAGATGCTTTGAAAAAATATGGTAAAGGATATATTACAGCAAATGAAGTCATAGCGTCCAAAGCACAAGGAAGGACAGGCACTGCAAGAGTGGGTAAAAAACAAGAAAGATCAAATGCGATTGACGATGATCTACATAGAATAGTAGACTTAACAATAGAAGAGGCAAGTAAAAAAGCTGATTCTAATATACCACGAATGGCAAAAGGTGGTATACTTAGTAAATTTAGAAAGGCAAGTTAATGGCAATAGAACCAAGACAAATAGCACCAATGGTAGAAAAAGATATCGGAGCTGGTGGAACTGTTGAACCAGAAGCAGATAGTCTAGCAATAGAATTAGATGATACTCCACCAATGTTACCAGAAGGTATTGAGCTTGATACTGGTGAACAAATGGAAGTTGCGGCAGAGCCATACAACCATGAAGCTAATTTAGCAGAAGTTTTAGAAGATGGTGTACTGGCATCTATTGCATCTGACTTGCAATCAAAAGTAAAAGAAGATTTAGAATCAAGACAAGACTGGGAAGAAGCAATAGCCAAAGGATTAAACTTGCTTGGCATAAACTATGAGGACAGAAGCGATCCGTTTCTTGGTGCAAGTGGTGTAACACATCCACTGTTGTCAGAGGCAACAACACAGTTTCAGTCACAAGCATACAAAGAAATGTTACCGAGTGGTGGCCCAGTAAAAACACAAATACTTGGTGTTCCTACAAAAGAAACAGAAGATCAAGCACAAAGAATAAAAGATTACATGAACTATCAGATTACTGAAGTCATGGAAGAATACGATCAAGACACGGATCA